GAAAACTATTATAAATATGTTGCGAGATTTGTTGAATTTAGCACCGATGTATTAACACCACAACAAGGTGAGCAATGGGTATTGATTAATAATAAAGTTAGAGAAATATTAAACCAGGTACAAATACAAGAATCATGAACAAAACATACAACGTAAATAGCAGAGAGAATTTAATAGATGAGATTGATTTACAATGTACATTGAATGAATTAGGATTGACAAAAATAGGTAGACATCGTCAGGTAGTTTATGGAAGACAAACAGCATATAAAATGATGTACGATAATGGAATGAGTTTAACTAAAATAGGCACATTTTTTAAAGGTATAAGTGGTCATTTAGATCATGCTACTGTTTTGCATGGCAAAAAGGAATACGAAAAGAATAAAAACTATGAGGATTTTCAAGTTATTTCAAATGAGATAATGAAAAGATTAACACCAATATTTTTTCCGTTAAACAAAGCAGATGTATGGCAAGATTACGCAATAAGTTTAGCACAAATGGATGCTTTAATAGGGGAGATGTTATGAATAAATCACAACTTAGACGAATAAGTGCTATTGTAAAAGTATTGAATACTGGTATTACAATTAAGCAAGAAGAATTAAGATTGCAAGTTATTGAAATGATTGATAGAGAGTTTTGCAAATCAACACTTGAAAAAGATATTTCGTATTTAAAGATGGAATTTGATTTGGAATTTTTAAGTTATGGTATTTATGGCATTAAATTAAAAGAGCCAGTTGATTTTTTAGAAAGACTAAAAATGCATTTAAATCTGTTTTGATGAAAAAAAAGCAAACTTTTTCCTACTTTTTACAATGTTTTTCCTAACTTATTCTGAGTGTTTACTTGATGCTAAACCGATTTAGTAAAAAGTTTTAGCAAAAAATTGATTTTTTTTTAATAAGTACTTTTATTTTTTTTTCAAAAAAAAGCCAAAAGTTCTTCCTAAACGTCTGAAACGTATAGCCCACCTCAGAAAAAGTTAGGAAAAAGTTAGGAAAAACAAGGATAAAGTTTTAGTTATTTAGAATCATTATAAATAAAGAATGAGCAGTAATAAATCAGAATATTATAATTAGTTTTGACAAACGTAGTTCTTAAGGCATTAAGATTAAATGAGGTTATGGTTCCTGCTACGTTCTTTTTTAATAACCATAATTAAAACCAATAGCAAATGAACAATAACAATTCAAGACCCTTCTGGGCAACAACACAAAACGGTACTGTTTACTTAGATAACTTTGAGTTTAAACAATTTCTACAATCTGAAAACTTCTTTAAGCATAAGCCAAACAAGAATAGTTCTTTTAATATCATTCGTAAAACGGATATATTCTTAAAGATTTATGATGAGTTTGATGTGAAAGATTTTGTTTTAGATTACATAATATCTAACGAATTAGGCAAAACTCCTTACAATCTTATGACAGGTAAAGCTGCAATATTCACAAGGCAGTATTTGTCAATGATAGATTCTTTAGAGATACAAACATTAAAAGATTCCAAAGATATAGCATACATTCTTTACCTTAATGGGGTGTTAGAAGTAACAAAAGACAAATCTATTCTAAAGAAATACTCAGATTATGGTTTAAACATATGGGAAGACCAGGTGATTAAACGTAATTACATTGCATCAGACCATCACCAATCAGAATTTAGAACATTTATTTGGAAAATAGCAGGTGAATCAGTTGAACGTTACAATACTTTTCAATCAATTATAGGATACTTACTGCATTCATATCGAATGAGAGAGAATAAAGCCATTATATTAAATGATGAAGCAATAAGCGAAGATCCAAATGGAAGAAGTGGTAAAGGTTTATTTTGGAATGCGTTATCTAATATGAAGAAGGTAGGTAGTTTAAACGGTAAATTCTTTGATTTTAAAAGTCAGTTTCCATATCAATCTATTTCTACCGATTGTCAAATATTAGTATTTGATGATGTTAAAAAGAATTTTGACTTTGAGAATCTATTTAGTGTTATCACAGAAGGAATAGAGATAACCTACAAAGGTAAAGATACTATTAAGTTACCGTTGAATGAAAGTCCAAAAGTAGTAATTACAACTAATTACACATTGAAAGGTAAAGGTGGCTCACACGATGCTAGAAGATTTGAAGTTGAATTATCTCCATTCTTTAGTTCCAGTTACACTCCTGAAGATTTATTTAAACATCGTTTGTTTGACGATTGGGATTTAAAAGAATGGGCAAGATTTGACTGTTACATGACTGAATGTTTAAAGAAGTATCTTACACATGGTTTAGTGTCATACAATGCAATTAATTTACCATTTAAACGAATGGAAGCAGAAGTAGGTAAGGAACTGTTAGAATGCATTACATCACTTAATAAAGATGCATGGGTTGATTTCACATCTTTCTATGAATTGTATCAATCTTCAATACCTAAAAAGTGGAATGCTAAGACAAAGAACGCAGTTACAATAGATTTGAAGAAGTATTGCAAATTTTATAGCTATGAGTTTGATAGTGCCATTTCAAATGGTGTAAAACGATTTAAAATATCAGAAATAAATATTAATCCTCAAACATTAGAAAAATGGAATCAGTAAAAGCATTAAAAGAAAAGTTACTTCCTGAGATTAAAGAAGAATTACTAACGTATTGCGAGAGTAAAGGAATGGATTTTAAGAACGCATTAGAGATTGAATTTAGAAAAGCTACACATTATATTAATGAGATAGTTTTTAAGTCTGAGAGAGCCTTAATTAATGAACAAGCAAACGATTTGCCAAACGAGTTACGAATAGTAATGTTAGAAAAGACTTTTTTTCAGCTTAGAATCATTCAAGAACAAATGATAAAGCAAAATGAAACGATTAAAAGTCAAGAATTAGAGATAAAAACAATGAAAGATAAGTTTGATTTCTTTAAAAAAGACTATAGAAGATGAATAAATTGAACAAAGCACGACTAGTTGAATTAGAGAAAACACAAATACGATTAAAATTTCCAACACTTCCAGAACATTGCTATCCAAAATCTAACTATTCAGATAAAGATGCAAACTCACTTACTAAATGTATTGTTGATTTTATTAACTTGTCAGGTTATCAAGCCGAAAGAATCAATACAATGGGAGTGTATAGAGAGCCAAAAAAACATGAGCAATTTAATGGAACGTTTAAGACATTGGTTAAAGGAACTTACACACCATCAACATCAACTAAAGGGAGTGCCGATATTAGTTCAACCATTCACGGTAGATCAGTTAAGATTGAAGTGAAATATGGTAAAGATAGAATGTCTGAATCACAACAACGATACAAAGAAGATATTGAGAAAGCAGGAGGTGTTTATTTTATTGCTAGAACGTTTGATGAGTTCCTGGAGTTTTACGATTCATTCATTGAAAAGGTTACAAGTCTATAGAAATTAAAAAGAATATTATGAAAGACATAAAAGATAAAGCTAGGGAATTATATGAAAAATATAACATAGAGGGTTTGCAAGTGTATATAGATAGAAAAGAAAAACATCACTTTAGTTTATCACCTAAAGAATTTGCATTAAAAGAAATTAATGAGGTAATAATATTAGACAGAAAACACTCTAAATTTTGGAACCAAGTTAAAGCTGAACTAATTGAAATGTATTAGTTTATTTAGAATCAATATAAATAACACATTATAGTTTTATCAATGAATAAATTAATTATCTTTGCTTAAACAAAACATAAATAACATGAAAGAAACACAAATTGATTCGATGAAATATCGAAAATCAACACATCTAGCAGGTATAGATGTAGAAACAATTGTAAATGAGAAAGGCAATTGTGTATTAACAATCAAAGAGGCATACTACGACAAAGGAGTAGATGTATCAGGTAACAAGTCAGATGGTTACTTTATTGAATTTGTAGAAGATATTAAGCCAATGATGGTGAATTCTATCAATCGAAAGACAATCAATGCAGTAGTTAAGGAATCAAAAAAATGCACATCAGCAGAAAGTAGATTTCTTCCTAACTGGATTGGAATGAAGATTGAATTGTCGTTTGATGAAACTGTCAAAATGATGGGTAAGGTTACAGGTGGAATTAGAGTTAAGCCAACGCAGTTTAAAATTGAAAAGAAACAGCTTAACGATGCACAATTCACAAGAGCATTAGAAAATATTGCAAACGGTACATTTACAATTGATAAATTAAAAGAAGATTTTTTATTAACAACAGAACAAATAGGGAAATTATGATAGTATACGACAAAATAGAACAACGATCAGAAGAATGGCATGAACTTAAGCATGGTAAGATAGGTGGTACTTTATCTAAAGGCTTATTTGTCAAATCAGATACTTTGCTTAATGAGATACTTTCTCAACGTTTAGAAGATTATGAGCCACAAGATGGATACATTAGTTCAGATATGCAAAGAGGTATAGATTTAGAGCCATTTGCAATCGCAGCACTAGAGAAAGAAATATTTGTCGAGTTTAAGCAAGTAGGATTCTTACAAAATACTGCCATTCCTTTACTTGGTATTTCACCTGATGGAATTACAGAAGATGAAACAATACAAGTTGAGGTTAAATGTCCAGGCTCAAAAAAGCATACTGAAACGATTTGCAACGATGAGATTCCACAAGACAACATTCACCAGGTACTTCATGCCTTTACAGTCAATCCTAAATTAGAACAGATGTATTTTGTATCTTACCGATGGGAAAACAAAATTAAGCCATTATGGTATAAGATGTTGACTAAAGATTCAGAGATTAATCTAGGCACAAAAGCAAAGCCAGTTATCAAGACTGTTGCCGAATGGGTTGCAATAGCTAGAGAGAATGCTGAGGAGTTGAACAAGCAAATTAATGACAAGCTAATCGAACTAAATGAGAAGTACAAATGAGTAAGAAAGTTGGAAGACCAAAACTAAGTGAGCCATATAAGCCGTTGCAGATTTCTGTACCGGCTAGGCTTCACCAGGAACTAAAGGTAGTTGTTAAACAATATGTAAAGCTAAAATTATGGCAGATATAACAATGTGTTCGGGCAAAGATTGTCCATTTAAAGAAACGTGCTATAGGTACACAGCACCAGTATCTGATTATCAACAAAGCTACTTCTTTGAGCCACCAATTATTAAGGGTGAAGAAATAAGTTGTGATTATTATTGGGAATATGAAGAACATAGATAAAGCACTAATGCATTGTTATAGGGAGTTGTACGCAAATGCAACTCCTTCTGCATCGTTTGATGAACTATTAAAAAATGCCACAATAAATGATCGTGGTCAAAAAGAAATACCGTTCTTAGATTATGAGATTGAAGAAGATATGTTTGATGATATTGTAGCAGATACTATTAAGGTGTACAAAATTAAACCAGGTATAAAAACTGCATTTAAAAATACTATATTGTTTGGATGCAGCCCTAAATTTAAGAAACAATGAGCAAAGCTAATAATAAATGGAAAGCTGGGATTAAAATAGGTAGTAAAGTTAAATATTTAGGTTATTTTTTAAATGAATATGATGCTTATTTGGCGTATGAAAAAGAATTAAATTATATAAATAAAATTGCATATTTATAATATAAGGTT